TCTGTGATACCTGTGGCTTAGTGGATGGTGCTGAGAAGCTGTTTGGCCTTCAGCGCAGAGAAGGCGATAGAGAACGTATTATACGCATGGACAAAGGAGATAAGTGATGTGGAGTGTACTAGCTAAGATCTTTGGATCAGGTGATGTGATTAAGTCTGGTATTCAGCTCATAGATGACATGCACACAAGCACAGAAGAAGAGATACAGGCTAAGACTAAAGCTAAGACTGACATGCTTAACGCATACGCTCCATTTAAGCTCGCTCAGCGTGTTATAGCCTTTGCCTTTACCTTCGTATACCTAGCTTGCTTTAGCCTTGTGTTGGGCTTTACATTAGCTGAGAGAGCTACTGATGCTGCTATGGTTAAACAAGTGCTAGAAGACTTTCAGATAGGGTATGCAATGCTCATCATCCTCGGGTTTTACTTTTCGGGAGGAGCTTTGGAAGGCATTATTAATGCCAAGAAGGAGAAGTGATGTACGATGAACTACGTGATCAACTCATTCGTCATGAAGGCTTAAGGTTAAAACCATACCTATGCACAGCAGGTAAGTTGACTATAGGTATTGGACGTAACTTAGATGATGTTGGTATTACTAAAGAAGAAGCGTTACACTTACTTGACAATGATCTGATGCGTGTGGTACATGAAGCGCATAGGCATTTTCCTGTTATAGAAGTAATGGATAGTGCACGTGCTGACATCATCTACAACATGCTCTTTAACATGGGTGTGTCCCGCCTACGTCAGTTTAAAAAGATGTGGGCAGCGATAGAGAAACAAGATTGGGATGAAGCAGCTAAGGAAATGCTAGACAGTAGATGGGCAGATCAAGTTGGTATGCGTGCTAATGAACTAGCTAAGCAAATGAGAACAGGTGAATACAATGGCTGAACAACCAGCATACACTGGAGTAACATACGATAAGGCTTACTACCGTCAAGAAGGTGAGAGTCTTTTTGATTATATGCGTAGGCTTGCTGAGCTGCGTGCTAGAGGCATTTTAGGTGGAGGCGGTATGTTGGATACCCCTGCTCCTGCTCAAGCTGAGATAGCTGCTGCAGCGCCTCTAGGAGAGGTTGTAATTAATCAACCTAGTAGCAGTGATAGTTCTGGACCTTCTCGTCCAATCACTAAGCAAGAGCAGTACGAAGGGATGCGTACCATGATGGACTATCCTTTACTTGCTGCAGGTGCTCGTGCATTGATTCCTATGGGATTAGGTCATCTATTCCTACGTGACAGTCAGATAGAAGCTAATGTTCGTAATGCTCAGAACGAAGCAACGGGACATCAGGGATTCTTTGATTACTTGTTTGGTCGTGACGGTGATGTAGTGTTAGGTGACAAGGGTCAAGGTAGCGGTAGTCTTGTTACTGGTAAAGCATCTGACATGCCTTACAGTGCTGCTAATCCATACAGCGATGGTGGTTACTTTGATCAGCTTATGAATGAAGCACGCCAGAACATCATGGGTGGAGCTACTGCATACCCTGCTGATCCTGCTTACCCTAACTTTAATAAACAAACTATGGCAGCACAGCGACAGATGATTGAAGCTGCTCAGCGTGAAGCAGAACTAGCTGCTGCTATTGCTGCAGAAGAACGTGCTATGACTAGAAACTATGGTACAAGTTCTTACAGCAGTGGCGGTGACGCAAGCAGTGCATCACGACAGTCCTCAATGCTAGATAGTGGTACTGGTTCAGGTATTGGTTCAGGTGGCGGTAATGCATCACGTGGATTTAGTACTGGTGGTTGGTAAATAAAGTGTTTACTTTCTTTGTAAAACATGCTACCCTCTTTATATAATATGGTGCACAGATAATGACTTATCTTCAAATGGTTAACAACGTACTTAAGCGGCTTAGAGAACGTGAAGTATCAACCATCAATGAATCTTCTTACTCTAAACTCATCGCTACATTAATTAATGATGCTAAGGATGAAGTAGAGAATGCTTGGGATTGGAGTGCTCTTAAGAACACAATCACAGCAAACACTACTAACAATGTATTCTCTTACATTCTTACTGGCACTGATCAAACCTTAGAACTCATAGATGTCGTGAACGATACCACGAATGTCGTGATGCGTAGGGCATCTGAATCAGATATGAATCGTTGGTTCTTATCTGAAACACCTGCTACAGCAGAGCCGTACTACTACAGCTTTAACGGCACGACAGCAGATGGGGAAGCAATCGTTGATCTATACCCTATTCCTAATGCTACGTATGCCGTACGCTTTAACGTCATCCATCGTCAACCAGACTTGGAAAATGACAGTGATGCTACTCTCCTTCCTACACGACCAATCCTTATGCTTGCATATGCTAAGGCTGTTGAAGAGCGTGGAGAAGATGGAGGTGTCGGAGCATCGTCTGCATATGCTGCAGCAGAGCGTTCATTGAATGATTATATTTCTATGGATGCTGGTAAGAATCCTGAGAACCTAGTCTGGGCGACAGTATAATGGCTAAACAATTACAGAGTGCAAGCGTAGCAGCACCTGGGTTTTTTGGACTCAACACACAGGAGAGTTCTGTAACCCTTGCTGCTGGTTTTGCATTACAAGCAGACAACTGTGTCATTGATAAGTTCGGTAGGCTTGGTGCACGTAAAGGCTATCAGTACCTAACAAATGATGTAGGTAGTAATCTAGGTGGTGCACATCGTTTCCTAGACATCAATGGTACAGAGTACTTTGGTTGTTGGAACCATCAGAACTTCTACGTCTATGATGGAAGCAGCTCGTTTATCCCTGTTACTTACGTTGGTAGCAATGTTATTACTGACAGTAACTGGCAAGCAGCTACACTGAACGATGCAGCTTACTTGTTTCAGCGTGATTATGAACCTATTTACTTCTCTCCTACGACTGGTCAGATTGATGATGTAGTTAACGTAGGTCATGGTACTGTACCTAAAGCAAACACTGTGCTTAGTGCTTACGGTAGGCTGTGGATTGCTAACACTACAGATAACAAGACTACTGTATGGTGGTCTGATCTGCTTAATGGTGCTAACTTCCAGTCAGGTACAGCAGGAAGCATAGACTTATCGTCTGTCTTGGTTAACGGTAACGATGAGATTGTAGCACTCGGTGCACAGAATGGTCGATTGATTATCTTCTGTCGTAACAACATCATCATTTATGGTGACAACTCAGGACAGACACTAGACCCTGTTCAAATGACGCTTGTAGAAGTTATTGCAGGTGTTGGTTGCTCTGCTCGTGATAGTGTACAGAATACTGGTGCTGATATTCTATTCTTGTCTGACGATGGATTGCGTAGCCTTGGTCGTATTATTCAAGAGAAGTCTCAGCCAATGCGTGACTTGTCTAAGAATATCCGTGATGAGTTAGTACGTGCTGTGCATCAACATGATAGAGCAACCATTAAGTCTGTGTACTCTGCAGACAATGCATTCTACTTGTTGTTGCTACCAGAGTATCAACGTATCTATTGCTTTGATATGCGTGCACCGCTGCAGGATGGAAGTGCTCGTGTAACTATCTGGGATAACATACCACATACAAACATGCTGAGTGCTCCTGATGCTCTGTACTTTACAGGCATTGATGGCCTTGCTCGTTACAACGGCTACTCAGACAACGGTAGTGCGTACACAATAAAATACTACACTAACTACTTTGACTTCGATAATGCTACGTCACTTAAGTTTCTTAAGCGTCTAGGTATTACACTCATTGGCGGTAGTGGTCAGGACTTTGTACTTAAAGTAGGCTATGACTACAGCGATAGCTATCGTTCATTCCCTATATCTATTGCTACTCAGGCTAATGCTGAGTACGGTGTAGCAGAGTATAACACTACAGCAGAATACACTGTAGGTACACTGTCAGATACTGTACGTGCTCCAATAGGTGGGCAAGGTAACGTACTGCAAGTAGGATTTGAAGCAACGATTGATGGATCAGAACTATCAATACAGAAACTAGACATATATGTTAAGACAGGAAGAATATACTAATGGCTAACTATACTAAGCTAACAGACTTTGCAGCTAAGGATGCTTTGCCTACAGGTAATGCTGCTAAGATTGTTAAAGGAACAGAGATTGATGATGAGTTGGCTGCAATTGAAACAGCTATTGCATCTAAAGCAAACCTTGACAGTCCTGCAATAACAGGTACGCCTACTGCGCCAACAGCAGCGTCTGGTACTAATACAACACAGATTGCTACTACAGCATTTGTACAGACTGCAGCAGCTAATGCAGTATCAGCAGGTATTAATAATCCATCAGCAGACATTGTTATTAACTCTGTTGAAATGGGTAGTTGGACTATTGAAGATAATGGTTCCACTGTTCTTAACATTGCATATAATGGAACTAACATTTTTAAACTAGATAGCTCTGGTAACTTAACAGTAACTGGAAATATCACAGCTTACGGTACAGTATAATGGCTCTGCAATCATCTGGTGCAATCAGTTTCAGTGATCTCCAGACAGAGTTTGGTGGATCTAATCCTATTAGTATGGATGAGTATTATAAGGATGGTGGTTTTACTCCTTCGACAGTAAGCACTACAGGCACAGCCTCAAGCATGAGCTTTTCAGAATCTGGAGGCGCTTCTGGCTGGCCTAGTCCTGTGTTCTGGCGTTACTACGAAAATGGCTCAGGTCCGATACCTACGATTAACACAGCAGGGCAGTTTTATATTCATTCGTTTTGGACAGATGTTGGATGGACTAGTGGTACTTCTGTATGTGATGTCACTATGACCTTAGATCAAAAGGGAACTTATACTGTTTCAGAGGTTGGTTACAACACAGGCGCTTCACGAGGTACGACTGTATACGTTGATGGTACTCAAGTTGCTAGTTTTGGTAACGGAGGTAGTCATACGTTTACTGTAGATGCACCGTGTACATTACGACTGTATTGCACAATGAATACTATTGGTAACTACAATGCACATACAATTGTTGTTACAGGTAATGGTGGAGCTAGGGAACTTACAAGAACAGTTAATGCAAATATACCTACTTCAGGTGTTATACAGTTAGATGATTTTTATAGTGGCGAAGCTACTTATTAAGAGGAATAGAGAATGGCGGGTTTGTTAGATACAGTTAATGATTTCCTTGGGACATCCATGACAGGCGGTGATGTTGCTATGGGGCTAGGGTCAGCTGGCCTTGGTTTACTAGGCAGTAGCTCAGCACGTTCAGCAGCTAAGGATGCAGCAGCAGCTCAATTAGAAGCTGCTAAAATTGCAGCAGATGCAGCAGCGTTTAAGCCGTACAGTGTAACGACAGGGTTTGGTCAATCATACTTTAACCCTCAGACACAGACAGCAGGTTATACACTAGACCCTGCACTTGAAGCATGGCGTGATCAGTACATG